ATGTTGGTCAACAAAATTAATAATAATATTATTTATAAAACAAATAAAAAGATGAATTTTTTCAAATTAACACCTGAGCAGAAGCGACTTCGTAAGAAAGAAATGTACTTGGAGTACCTTAAACGCTCAAAAAAACCCAATGTTATACTTTATGAGTTACGAAGTGAATTAGCAGTTAAATATGGCTATAAAAATGAAAAGGTGGTGGAATACACTATTTTCAGAATGAAAAAACAAAAAGAATTAACACAAAAAAACCAATTTTTAAAATAAATTAATATGAACTTAATCAACATCAGCGATCCTGCATCAATCAAAAATTATTTTCTCAAAGTGAGAGAATTACAAAAATCAGGTAATGAATTTCCAGTGAATCTGGATGATGTATTTCCTTTAGTGTATTCCCAGAGAGGTAAGGCAGTTTCTCACTTGCGAGATAACTTTATTGAAAATGAGGATTATACCATTATTTCCCAAATGGGAAAAAATACAAAAGGCAGAAATAAATATGAATATTTTCTTTCTGTTTCCGCAATGGAGTTTTTCGTGGCTAAAAAAGTAAAAGAAGTCTTTGAGGTTTATAGGCAGGTATTTCATAAAACTTTGGATGAAAAACAAAAACCATTATCGCAATTAGAGATTTTAGCACAATCAGCGCAAATACTATTACAGCAGGATCAGAGAATTTCCCAAATTGAATCCAAATTAAATCTAATTGAAGAAAATCAAATTATTGCAAAAGAAGAATTGTTCGCACTTCCATTTCCAATATCTAACGAACCAATCCCTGAAATGTCTACTAGGGATAAAATACGCAGAATGGTAAATAAATTATCTGTGAAATTAAACCTATCCCAGAACGATATTTGGAACAGAGTTTACCAAGAACTATACTATACATATCATGTAAGCATTAAGGCAAAGAAAAAAATAAGTAAATCAGAAAGTTGGCTTGATGTAGCAGATAGAACTGGAAACATAGATAAAATGTATATCGTAGTAAGCAACATAATCAATAAATAAAAAATTACAATGAAAAATTACAAAGAAATTTTTACAGAATGTAACAGCTCATTAACTTGTGGAATATCATCCGCAATCATAGATCATGATTCAGATAATCCTAAAAGAATGAGCGACAACGTGAGTTTGGTAATTGAGGGATACGATGGAGAAGAAGAAACTTCGAGCGTGGTTATTCTTTCAAAAGAAAACACAATCAATCTAGCTATTACCCTACTTAAATATGCGCAAAAACTAAATATAGTGATTAGCGATGTAGAATGCGTAACAAGCGCAGTTAAAGGTGATGATCTATACACAGAAAAGAATATACCTATAAGAGAAATTTTTAAATTATATCAACTGTAATGAAAACCAGGCCAAAAAGGGGACTAAATTTTTATAACTGTATATCAACACGTTACCCCTTTTTTTGGCTTTTTAGTAAACAAATTTTGTTTGTTTGTTTGTTGGTAAACATATTTTGTTTACATTTGCTAAACAATTAACAAAAACTGTTTATTATGAACACCACACTCACCACCCCAGTATTGCTAAGCGCAGAAATCGCAGAACAGATTACAGTCTATGCAGATTCTTTGAGAATGAATTTAAGAGATGAAATGATTAACGAAATGGGCGACTTCTCATTTTTAGTTGACATCAATTTGAATTTGGATTTGATCGAAGATGGTGATGGCTACAATGAGCCGAGATACTACTCTTTCGATGTTCTTGAATGCGAAGTGATATTAAATGAGTGCTACAATGAAGATGGCGAAGAAGTGAGATTGAAAGCATCTGAAATCGCTAAAATCGAAAAGAACCTTGCAAAGAATTTATCATTTGAAATTTATAAAAAATAGAAATATGAAAACCTTTTTAAACACTCTTTTAGCACTCTTAATTCTTTGGTCCGCAATTACCGTAGAATTAGCGACAATCACTCAGATTACATACGAATTTATCGGTTTGGGTCTATTGACTTTAGCACGAATGAATTACAGAAAATTAGTTGAGTTCTTAACTGCAAATTCTTACTGATATGAAAGAACTAACACTATTTCTGCAAACCTACCAAAAGCAATGGAACGGTGTGTATCCGATAACGGCAGATGTATTTCTCAAACTGCTTGAAAAATTCAAAGACTACAATTAACCAAAAAAATATTCATCATGAAAAAACAAATTGCCGAAGTTCAAAAATACTTCATAGACAAGATTACAGCGTGCCAATTCAATGTAACTGAAATCAAAGATACCAATGATGGGTGGTTTACTCTAAACGTTGAAATTGATGGTTTTACATTTAATTTCTCAGTAAAACCAAAAAGCCAACTCTGCACCGACACATTCGGTTTTATGGATATTAAAATCCCAAATGACAGACTGCAAAACCTTATCAATCTTATTGAAGCACACAAAGAGAAAATAAAATCTGAAAAGATTGAAAAACTAAAATCTGAATTATCTGAACTCGAAAAAGAACTTTCGTGATGTCTTATCAAAAGATTTTAGATGCGATACCAAAGGCTGAAATCCTAAAGTATCTGAAAAAAAACACTTCTCTTAATACTGGCGGTCGGGAGGTAGGAGCCTCGACCGCCAGCCGAAAGGCGATGATCCGAAAAATGCACGAAATACCTGTTAAAAATTCAAAAAATGAAAAATCTATTTAAAGCACTCGCTGCATTCCAGCAGGAAGTACCCATACTTCACAAAGACACCTCCGGATATTCTTACACATACACAGATCTTCCGGAGATTTTAAGAACGATAAATCCGCTACTCAAAAAACATGGTTTAGGATTTACACAGCCACTCAATGGTAATGAACTAAAAACAATCCTTTTTCATTTTGAATCCGGTGAAAGCATTGATTCATCAGTAGTAATCCCAGAAGATAGCATGAAAGGAATGAACAAATATCAATCACTTGGAAGTGGTATTACCTATATGAGAAGATATGCTCTATCATCAATTTTAGGACTTGTTACCGATAAAGATATGGATGCTTCTACTATTGAAGATAAGCTAAGCAGAATTGATAATCTTAATGACATGAATAGATTATACAAAGGTCTTTCTAAGGAACAGCAAGATTCCTTTGCAAAATTTTTTACTAAGAGAAAAGAAGAATTAACCGAAAAAATTAAATAATCATGGGAGCAAACAAAAATTTATTCATGCAAGACCGAGAAGAAGAACTTTTCGGCTTCGAGGAAAGAACAGGATATATCGATCCATATCAATTGATTTCAGACCAATTCGTGACTGATGCTCAAGAATATGAAGATGGAAATTTAAGCGCATTAGAAGTTGCTTTGAAAATGAGAAAGGATTATGAAAAATTGGAAATCCAAATGAACCTAAGAAAGACTTGGTTTGACGAAAATAAAGAAGCCATCGAAAACGAATCATCCAAATATCCGGAAGGTTACAAAGGTTACAAGGTTGTATTGCAAACAAGAACCACTTTGAACTTTAAGAATATTGATGAGTGGAAGGTATTAGAAAACGCAAAAAAAGACTTTGAAGCAAAAAGTAAAGCAGCACTTCTGATGGTTCAAAAAGGCGGTTTAAATGTAGATGCAGACGGAGCAGAAATTCCGCTTCCGGAAGTAAGTGTTTCATCTTTCCTAAAATTCGATAAAGCGAAATAAAATGAAATCCACTACCATAATTTCCCGAGTTGAGAATGGCAAATTAATGAACAATAGAAAGAAAATGCAAGATGCTATTTCATTGCACGAAGGAAAGGAAGTTGAAATCATAATCAAACGAAAGTACAAGCGCAGAAGCATTCAAGAAAACTCTTATTACTGGGGTGTAGTAGTAAACTACTGGCAACAACTGATAAAGGAAGAATGGCAGGAAATATTAACCCCAAATGAGGTTCACGAGATTTTAAAACTTCACTGCAATTTCAAAGCTCAAATCATCGAAGCAACAGGCGAAGAAATAAAAGTGCCACAAAGCACAGCAGACCTTAAAACAATTGAATTTGAGGACTATCTCGAAAGATGTAGAAGAAAGGCACTCGAATTTTTTAATGCGGTAATTCCGCTTCCAAACGAACAATTAACAATTAATTTATAAAAAATGATCAACGCAATTTTTTTAGGTAACCTAACAGCAGATGCCAAAGTAAGAGATACCAAAGGAGACTACAAAGCAATCTCCTTCTCACTCGGAATCAACGAGAAAAGACAAAACGGAAACGATGCTTCAACTTTCATCAACTGCACCTACTGGAGTAAATCCAACAAAATTGCTCAATACCTCACTAAAGGCAAAAAAATCTTAGTCGTGGCAGATTGGTTCGATGTAACCGAGAAAGACGGAAAAACATACACCAATTTCCGTGTAAGGGATATAAAATTCGCAGACAGCGCAAAGAAATCAGACGAACCAACGCCAAAAGCAAACGAACCAACGCCAAAAGCAAACGATTTGCTCGATAATGATGACAATGACGGATTACCATTTTAATGAACACAACGATTAAACAGAAATTAGGCATATGTACTGACTGCAACGATGGTAAACAAAAGCCACTCACCGCCAAAAGATACCTATTTCATTATCAAAAATTCAGAGCCGAGCAGAACGCTTGGAAGAAAGAAAAGAGAGCCGAAATGAACGGATTTCTGAACGAAAAGAAGAAGCCGAAACCAATCCCAAAGATGAGCAAGAAAAGACAGCAGGAAATCAGGGAATACACAATAAAAAGGCTTCAATTTTTGGCACAACCCGAAAATCTGAAATGTCCTATCACCGGAGAAAGAGCAACAGAAATCCACCATATGCGTGGGAGAATCGGAAGCCTACTGCTTGACACAAGATACTGGCTTGCAGTTTCACGAAACGGACACAGAAGAATAGAGGAAAACCCTGAATGGGCAAAAGAAAACAACTACTCACTAAACAGAATTTAAACCATGCAGAAAGTAGGCAACCAAAATCACTGGTTCGGAGATTATTATTTAGGCGGAGATACTTCCGGAAAATTCATTCTCTACAACCAAAAACAAGTGATAATCCTAAAGGCAAAAACCTACAAAGAAGCATTAAAAGAAGCAGAAAAACATGACAGAAGATAAAACAGGATTCCGATTCTATTTAGACAAAGACTTGGAATATCTATTCAAAGAAGATCAACAATATCTTAATGACTACTCTGCGATGCGAAGTGCTAAAAGGCGGTTGAGGATGTATGCCAATCTTTTTAATAGAGATATGCGAAAAATATTAATAACAGAATCTTCATCATGCACCAAATGTAAAAGCGTTGATAAACTTCAATTAGACCATATAATTTCAATTTCCAAAGGTGGGAAAAACGAAATTTCAAACCTTCAAATACTTTGTTGTAAATGTAACAACAATAAATCAAACAATGATTAAGTATGGCGGAGAAAGGGTTTATAAAATTAGGGCGTGGATTTTTTGACAATCCATTCTGGAAAGAAAATAGAGAATACAGCAAAGCCGAAGCATGGATCGATTTAATTCAATCCGCAAGATTTGAATCTACTCCAGAAAAAGTTTTTACAAAAATGAATTTTATTACCATAAATCGTGGAGAATTGAGGGCTTCACAGCGTTTTTTAGCCCAACGTTGGGGCTGGTCAGTAGGAAAAGTAAACAGGTTCATAAATGTGTTAGAAATGGAACGCATGGTGGAACGCAGAGTGGAACACCAAGAAACCATCGTTAAGCTCTGTAATTATGGGCTTTACAACACAGACGAAAAAAAGAAAATGAACACCCATAGACACACGCATAGTGTGTTAAACGAAACACCAACGGAACAGCAACAGATACAAACTAAAGAAAGAAAAGAAAGAGAAGAAGGAAAAGAATATATAACGCCTTCGGCTAAAGAAAAATCTTTCAAGGTTTTATCGGAAGTAGAATTTCAAAACTCATTAATCCCTTTCGTTGATGAATTCGGTAAAAAAACAGTAAGAGAATTTTTTAACTACTGGAGCGAAAAATCAGCAACCGGACAAATGAGATTCCAAATGAATAAAACTTGGGATTCTAAAAAAAGATTAACCACTTGGAAAAACAACGAACCAAAATTCGGAACGGATAAACCTCAAAATTTAAAAACTACTCCGGCGGGACCGTGGAACTCTTAAAAACTAAATTATGGCATTCTTAGACCTTTCAATAGCACAAAAGAAAATGCGAGTGCTTCGTGAAAACGGAGAACTAAGTCCGGTAAAATTTGGTTTTCACACTTGGAATCAATACGACAAAGGGCAGTATTTAATGGGAAGCCGTAAAGTGACAATGCTTATTGGTGGCGAACCAAATCACGGAAAATCGCAATTCGCAAATGAATTGGTAATGCAATTAATCGAAAAACACAGGTTTAAAGTAGCATTATTCACCACGGAATCAGGCGATGTAGAAAAAGTATTCACGCAGTTTTGCGGATATTATCAAGGCAAACCGTACACAAAAGTACGACCAGACGGAAAACGAAACTTCTATGCAATGGATGATGCAGAAGCTGACGAAGCAGAATATTTCATGTTGCAACACTTATTTGTTTTCAAGCAAAATCGTAAGGATAGCAAATACCAAACTTTGGAAAATATCTACAACGAATTAGCAAAGGCAGAAGATTTCTACAATATCAAATTCGATTGCTTGGTGATAGATCCGGTTTATGATGTCGATGATTTCGAGCCGAAAGCCGATGAAGTTTTGCGAGTTCTTAACAGATTCAATCTGGAAGCCGAAGAAAACAACCGATTCGATATTATGGTAAACCACGTTGCCGAAACCGCTAAAACAGTTGACCGAAATGGAAACCGAAAAAAACTTTTAGCATTAGCAGATGAATTTTACGGCGGAAAAAACAACAACCGAAAAGCAATGCTTCAAGTTTTAGTTCACAGACCAATTCCAAATGATGATCCGGAAGCCGGAGAAATCGTAAAAGAAAATCAAACGAATATCCATATTCTGAAAGTTAAGCCGGAAGGAATAGCGAAATGGGGAACATACCCGATTTACTACGATTGGAAAAGCCGAAGATATTACGAAATGTTCGATGAAGAAGGTCAATTCAAGATGCAGTTTGCAAGCTGCACCAAATTCTTTGACCGAAAACCCGCAGAAGAATTAAACATTAAAACCATAACCGCTTCACCAGAAGAAGCATTTAACATTACAGACGATGAAAACGATTTCCCCTACTAAAGAAGCAAAACAGAACTTCACTAATTGGCTGAACAACTGGGACGCTTCCATAAGTACCCAAGATGACCGAGAAACCATCGAAATAACCCGAGAAAAGTATAAATGGTGTATTGGTACCATCCACAAGATTTTAAGCGACACAGACGCTTCTATGATGAAAAAATACAATGACGATGAAAGCAAGGTAAAAGCAATGTTTAAAAATCAATCAAAACCATTTTACAAAGATTTAAAAAAAGTAGCGGACTTCCTCACCTGCGAAATGGTAAGAATTGACAACCTCTACGAGCTGAAAAACAGAAAATCCTACGACAATATCAAACTGCGCACACAATTATCAAAAAATAACAAAAAATAAGTCTATGAAACTCCAAACCTCCCACTCCACCTTCGCAAAGTATGAGCAGGTGATGATCGTAACCCTCGAAAAGGGTGAATTAAAATCGGTAGCATTCCGATATGATAATGTGAACGGAAAAATTAAAGCAAAGAAAGATGAAATACAAAGTAAAAAGCGGTAATCTAAGTGAAACCGTAGAAGCAGTATCAAATCATGCAGCTGCAATAGTTGCACTAAATAATCACATGATAAAAAACGGTGGTAGTTTAGGAGTAATAATAGAAATCAAACCAAAAGGCGGTGAAGCAGTTTATCGCAGCACGGTTGCACTATTGGAAGAAATGGGAATAATGTCACATGAATCAGAAAATTAAAGTGATATGACCCCCAAACAATCCTTCATCAGCAACTATTCACGAAATAGGCGAGAGAAGAAGTCGGTAAGGAATGAATTTGACAACCTATCCGATTTTTATGAGTACATGAATATTCCGAAAAAAGTAAAAGTAAATACCCTTAAAAAAAATGACAGCAATAAATTATTTAATGACAGAAACAGCGAAAAAATCGCTTCAAAAAGAATTAAGGTATCAGAATAAAATACTACAAAGGAAAGCGACACAATTAAAGGTAACACCCGAAAATCAAGCTTTTATATGGAACCATCTCGGACAGGCATTGTTCTCTATTGATTACGCTTCTTTTCATATCAAGGCACTCAACAGATTGAATGCTTTCCCCGATACCGATTCTCTTATGGAATTTGCGAATAAAACGGAAACTAAGTTTAATATTTTCCTACAAAACCTTAACGAAGAAGGAAAATCCCGCTACCGAAAAGAGCGGACCGAATATGAAGAGTTTGCACGGCAATTTTCAACATTTAATGATGATGAGCGCAAACGAATTTACGGAATGGCTAACAGAATTGAAAAAGATAAATTTAGAGTAAAATGATTGACCAAGAAAATTTTAAACGTAATAATGGTAAATAAAGTGCGTTCGGCTTTTTCGTGTCCGCCTTATGAATTGTCACGGGATGAGTTTAATTATTTTCAAGAGTTGCACCATCCAGATTGCGCAAGCCAAAGCAAGGCAATAAAAGGAAGCCAAAGCAAGATGATACAACATTCTAAAATTTCGGAATGGCTTTCATTCGGTGTTCACAAATGGTTATTTGAAAAGGCTTTGAACGGAGACAAAGAAGCATTATTTAAAATCGAACATTCATACAATCTATATGATGAAGTTATTTTAAAAGCTAAAGAACAAAATTTGTTATGATAATGATTTTAGCGAATAGCAGTAAAATAAAGCGTTGGCAAAAAACTTTTTTGTATAACGTTCCCTCGCTTTGTGTCAGTGGCGGATTAAAAAAGACTGACTTTCCGATTAATTACTAAACATACAAAAATGCAAGAAACATTAAATTTAGACCAAACCCCGCCATTGCACAAAACGAGTGTTAGTGGCAGTACTTCCGATAAAGATTGGACTGGAAATAAAAACAGTATTTTCAAAACATTAGGAGCATCAAGTCATACAGAAAAAGAACGTGAAGAAAATGATTTTTACGCAACCGATCCAAAAGCTATTGAACTACTTTGTGAATTAGAAAAGTTTAATGAATGGATTTGGGAAAATGCTTGTGGCGAAGGTCATTTGTCAAAAGAACTACAAAAACAAGGTTATCAAGTTTATAGTAGTGATTTAATTGATAGAGGTTATGGACATAGTGGAATTGATTTTTTACAATACGATAAAGCTTGGCACGGAGATATTATTACAAATCCTCCTTATAAATTTGCAAAAGAGTTTATTGAAAAATCTCTTGAAATTTTACAAGAAGGAAATAAATGTGCAATGTTTTTAAAAATTCAATTTCTTGAAGGAAAAGCAAGAAAAAAACTTTTTACTAAATATCCTCCAAAGAAAATTTATGTAAGTAGTAGCCGATTGTTATGTGCTAAAAATGCTGATTTCGATGGAATGAAAGCTGGTGGCGGTTCTGCTGTTGCTTATGCTTGGTTTATTTGGGAAAAAGGATTTCAAGGTCAAACAACAATCGAGTGGTTTAATTGATACGTCATAGTATTGCCACTAACACAAAAATAGACGCAATGCGTAATTTGACTATAAAATATTGAACAATTTAAAATACAAAGCATGGTAGACCAAGAAAAACACAGACAAGCGGGATTGAAAGCACTCGCACTCGCAAAGAAAGCGGAGAAAATCCGTAAGAAGAAAGGAATAAAACCAATTTACGTTGGCAGAGGAGTAACCGGAGAAGATTTGAGCGGTAAAAAATACGTCATCAAAGCAGGGAGAAAATCAAACGTGAACCATAGCGAGGTAATGAAGATGCTAAAAGAAGGCTTCTCGCAAACGGAGACGGCTCAAAAATTCGGTATAACCAAACAATCGGTATCTTATATCCAAAGGAAACTAAAAACGGCTTAAAATGGAAAGAGTGATTTATAGCAAAAGCGGAGGATGCGGATTAATCCTCGATGAAAATGAACGTGAAGAAGATTTCATCTTACCAATGGGCGTTCAATTACACGGAAATGAATTAAATCCGGGCGATTACACCACACTCGATGGAATGTTTTCCGAAAAGTTAAGATTCGTTGGAATAATGACCGATTCTGAACATGTCGAAATGGTTTTTCATGCCGGAGACGATGCGGATTTGTTTGAAAGTAAAAAATATTACTACATCTTTTATTGGCTTACCGAGAACAGGATAGCCAATTCCTACGCACCGAGAACAGTTCGAGATTTCTTTTGGGTAGGACATTGGAAATAAAACCAGTACACAGCCGAAAACATTAACATAAAAAACATTAAAACAATGGCAGAACACGCACACAGCTTCACCGAAGCACACGAAATTGAAACAGATATTTCCAAAATGGAAACTACTAGTAGAAATCAAAACCTATTCAATTATCTTTCAAAAGAACACGGGGTAACTTTACTTGAAAGTGAAATAGACGATATTTTTAACGCAATTAAGCAGGATGGTTACTTCGTTTTCCCAAAAGCAGAGGAAGGAGATTTTCCTGATTTGAGTAATTGGGAAGGAGTGGAAATGGAAGGAAAATTTGGGGTTAATAACACTTTTGTAAAGTCAAATATATTGTTGAAACATGGAGATTATTTTTTAGATTGTGGTTTCAACATCACCGATTTCATCCGCCCCATCCAACCCGACCTCACCCCCGAAGAAATCGTGGAGAAACTTGGTAAGGATTATTTGTTGAACCTAATTAAAGAAAAAGAAAATGATAAGAAATAAAGTTGAAGTGGAGTTAATTCTGACTGATACAGGAAAAATAAGAATAAGTTGTGGAGGATGTAACTCTGCTGTTCCAGATACGGCATTTGGTCTTATGGCAAATTTAGAAGTTGAACTTCTCGCTTCATTAGGGTTATTGAATAAGATGAATATTAAAGAAGGAGATTTAATAACAAGTGGTGGAGTTAAAGGAGTGGTAGTAAAAGCTAATAAATATGATGAATTTATCACAGTTAAAACTGAAGATGACCAAAAAGAATATTCGATTAGTAGAAAGTATGTTGAATTAATTAAAGAAAAAGAAAACAAAAATAAATAGCAATGAAAAAAGAAGAAGTATTTATCGACCTTAGCAAGTGTTCGGAGGAGGAGATAATAAAAATATATCATGTATTAAATGATAAAAATGAAAATATTTATCACTCAGATAGAATGATTTTAAAGAAAGGTAAGTTTGAAAATAGATTTCCTTATTTAACATTAAATAGTGGCTACACACAATGGATGAGCACATTCGTTAATATTCACGGCAAAACCGAACTCACCTATCCCGAGTTTATCAAACTTTTTGAGGGTGGGGAATATGACTGGTGGATTAAAATTGAAAGTGAAGCGGATTTACCGAAAGAAGCAGGTGATTATTGGGTTTTTTGGGATAATAAAGTAATTATACAATATTGGTTTACAATAGGTGACTATGCTTTGAAAAACCAGACACAAGATTGGATGCAAGTTGTTACCCACTACCAACCCATCAGAAAGCCCTTACCGCCATTACATTAATTTTTGAAATTCTTTTCTTATCAGTTCTTCAACCATGTTAGCCATAGACCGATTTTCCTTTTCAGCAAGCTTTTTTAATTGCTCAAGTGCCTTTTCAGATAGTCGGAATGATGTTACTTTTTTACTCATAATATTTGCTTATTTAATTACAATGTATTACATTTGTATTACAATATAGTATAATTGAAATACAAAGATATGGAAAATTTAAAAAAAGAATTAGAAGAATTATTATCAAAACACATTGAAGATGCAAGATATGTAGACTTACTTGATGCTATTGATGAATTATTGACAGATTATAAAATTCTTAAGGAGAATGATTTTAACTCCATTAATGTAGAGAACGGAAATCATTACTTAGTGAAATTTAAATCTGGAAACTTTGGAGAAGTATGGTACAATGCTCACGGACAATGGATGTATCAATTTAGAAATGTAGAAGATTCAATTGATAAAATTTACACGCCTAAAACTAAATAAAATGTGTAAAAAACAGGAATACTTAAAATCGCTTAATCCAAAAAAATCAGAGAAACATATTTTACTTTTCGGTAAGACATATAAACTTTGGCGTGAAGGAAAGTATTTAGGCGAGGCTATTTGGACAAAAGACGATAATGTGGGGGATTCTTTTCAAACTCAATTTACAGACGAAAAAGGAAGAGTAATAAATCAAGTTTATATAGCCGATAAATGGATGTTAATAATTTAAAAATAAAACACAATGGAAACACCGAAAAATGAACCGTGGAATTTCTGCGAAACACCTGAAGAAAAATGCACAATGAATTATTGTGATGAAAATGGATGTCAAAATCGAAAAAGAAATTTAGTTGAACCTAAAAAATCAAAAGCAGCGACTTTCATTTTAGGTCAAATAGATAAAGCTATTGAAAAATCAACTTTAGAACAGCAAATCGAAAAGCTGGAAGCGGAGAAGAAAGAGCTTTTGGAAGCGTTGGAGAAAGCAACTGATTTATTAGAAGCAGGTTTCCCTGAAATATCAGCCGTTAAAGATTTTCAATCTCTAATCAAAAAACACAAATCATGAGTGATATACATCTAATTATTAAAAAGTTAGGAACAAAAATAGACTCGCTACAAGCGGAGAAGAAAGAGATACTCCATTTTTTGAAATATTTCAAGCAATGCGTAGAAGATGAAGATTTTATAATGGTAAATAATACCGATGAAGATGTTGCTGATAGTGTATTATCAAAAATAAATTCCCTAATCCAAAAACATAAGCAATGAAAACATACCATATAAAAGACCTGCTGAAGAAGGATTTGCTGATTGTTGAACTCCCAAGGGTTTGTGATTACGAATTAACAAAAGAAGGATTATTTGTCAAAGAACACGGAAGTCATTTATCAGATTATATCGAAGGCTCTTACACCTTACTCGGCAAACCAGATGAAATCCGAGAGGAAGATGCGAAAGAGTTGGTAGAGAATAAAGGAAAATACTATAAAAATTATTCACCAATTCAGGGTAGTGTGCAAGGAAATATTACTTTTACCGCCACTGAATCCCTACTCTCAGCGATAGAAAGCAAGATTTATTGGGAGAATCCGTATAAAGATTGGTTGTCACACGGAGAAGCGCACGACGATGATTTAGACCATTTGTGGCACGAAGCCGAATCAAGAACCTTTGACCGAAACAGAAGTATAATATTAGTTAAAAATTAGATTATGAAAACACTTCAAGAAATTAAAAATAATTACGCCCAAGAGCATGGTTGTAAGGATTGGCAGGATTTAATTATGAAAACATGGTCTGATGACGTTATGGAAAAATATTATGACGAAATCTGCATCCGTGCGCAGAAAGAATACGGAGAGAAGATAAAAGAAAGTGTAAGTATATTTATTGAAAGCGACTTAACTGTTGATGATATATTTATTGATGATTATGTTAATATTATTAGTAAAATCACCGACCCCGAAAATTTAATACTATGAACGAACTACCAAGCATAGGAGATATATTATTCCATAACCAAAAAGGTAGAATAGAAGTTTTAGGCATTCACCCACATTGCGGAGATTACGCTATAATTTATTCCGATGGGTGGGTTTATCTTAAAAATTGTACACTTAAAAATTTAATACTATGATAGAAAAAACTTTTGAGGAGCTATTTTACGATAGAATAGGAAATTTCGATACCGAACACCACGAACTAATTGAGAAATGGGAGTTTATAAAACTCCTCCAACAAGTCCGTGAAGCGACTAAATCGGAAGTTTTAACATTGTGCGACGATAATTTTTTCAGCAAAGAGCCAAAAGGAAAATTGATGGAAAATATCGAAAATTTACCAACCGACAGAATAAAAATTGATGAGAAAGAATAGAGAATTAATCAAAAGCAAGTATAATAATAGATGTGCCTATTGTGGATGTGAATTACAGAAAGGTTGGCACGTTGACCATATTGAACCCGCATATCATAATTGGAGCGATGATGACGTTAAAAAGCACCTTAAAAAGCCACGTGGTCTAAATGAAATAGAAAATTACAATCCTGCTTGCCCTCGTTGCAACAGATGGAAAGGAACATGGAGCATAGAACAATTTAGACATGAAATATTTATGCAAACCGAAAGATTAAAAAGAGATAGCGCATCATATCGTTTATTGTTAGATTTTAAACGCATTGATGAGGAATATAGACCAGTAGAATTTTACTTTGAAACATTTGAAAAAGATAGAATTAAAATTGAAGAATGAATGGATTGCCCACACTGTAAAAAACCAAGCATTTGCGGTTGTAAATCATGCAAAAATAGAAATGGTAAATATTCAAGATTAAGAAAAGATTCTTTTGTTGAAAATGGAGAAATTTATAAATGCCCATATTGCCGAAAGAAATCACACCCCGACGAAGTTTTAGATTTTGAATGGCAATTAAGAAATGATAAAATTAAAACCGATAAATAAAGAATTATGACAATGAAAGAATTAGAAAAATTAATAGAAGATAATGACCTTTTAGTACGGATACAGTATAACAAAAGAACTATTTATGAATTAAGAAATTCTGATGACGTTAAAAAACATAGCATTACTTCAAAACAATTTGATAACTTAAAAGAAAGATTAAATTTTAATCATTTAAAATCAGAAGGTTTAGGAGTTAGAAAACATTATTATAAACGATAACCACAGCCACTTCTTCGGAGGTGGTTTTTTGTAAAGAAAATCCCCCGTTGTAACGAAGGACTCCAGATAATGTACATCTCATTTTTAAATTAAACATAAGTGGTCAAATTTGACCACTTTAAAAATTTCGATTATTTAAAATACAAATCCGCTTCGATATTTCTTCGGGTGATTAAACCTTTCAGCGGTCTACCTCCTGCGTTTACCCATTTTTTAAACTCGTTGCGAATGGTTGGATCATTCGGATTTTTGTTTACCTTTTTCAAAAGCGTTGAGCCACGAAGCGCATTTACTCCCAAGTTGTAGGCAAAAGAAACCAGCGCATCAAATTGGTTTTGGTTGATGTCGTCTCGGGTGAAACTATCAACTGCCTTTTCGTAGGGGCGAAGCATCACCTCCAAAAGAGTAGTTGCGTACTTTTCTGTAATTGGCGCATCGGTGAGCTTCACTCGATTTCCATTTGGATAGTACGTTGCTCCATAACCGATAGTTGCGATTCCTACTGCATCTCGGTATGGATTACCTCTGAATCCCTCGAATTTCTTTATCAAGTCGATTCCGTTCTGTGATGTGTGTGTTATTTTCATCGTTTTCTATTTAATTGTTTTCTATTTAATTGTTCCATAATTCCACCGCCAAAATTTTTCCAAAGAAACCAAAGCAATACAAGTAACAATACTGCGAAGCCAATAATAAGATACACCGGGAATTGAAATCCTTTCGCTTTCACTTCTTTTTTTACCACTGTTGTTTTTACCTCCGATTTTTCTTTGCGGTTTTCTGTTATGGTGGAATCAATATTTTTAAGTGTTTCGCTTCCGAAAAGATCTTTGATGAAGGATTTTGCTTCTTGTTTTTTCTTTTTGTAGTCGAAAATTACAATGCCATTTCCTTTGATTTGCAGATTCAAAGTGTCTCCATCCGCAATATGGTTTACCTCCAATGAATCGTTTTTCTTAGGGTCAAACTCTACGTGCAGATTGGTTTCGGTTTCCTTTTTTTCTTCTTTTTTTTCAGCGACTTTCACGGAATCTTTTTTATTGACTTCCGAAACGTGTTTTTCTACTTGCATAATTTTTTCTACTTGTGCGCCAACCAAAGTTTTTTCTATGTTGGTTTTCCTGCTTCGGCAACCTGCCAAAGTGAAAAGTGCTACGATTATTAATATTTTATTTTTCATCACATTGGGAGCAAGGAAACCCATTCGCCTTTAGGCAAGGGGAGGAATTGCCCCATATTTCCTCTTTGGTTAATTTTTTGATTAATATATTTTCTTATATCAGAAAAAGGTCGTATCTTTACGATATGAAATTGACGTTGAAAATCAAACTTCTTCCGACTGCTGAACAGGCTGAATTGCTTCTCGAAACTATTCGTGAAACCAATACGGTCTGCAACGCTATTTCGGATGTCGCTTGGTCTAAACGTATCTTTAATAATTTCAAACTCCATCACGAAGTCTACCACGTCTATAAGTCTACGTTTAAACTTTCTTCTCAAATGCTGGTTCGCTCTGTTGCAAAGGTTGCGGATGCTTATAAGTTGGATAAGAAAACTAAACGTATTTTTAGACCTCTCGGCTCTATTGCTTACGATAGTCGTATTATGACCTACAAAACCGACAATATCGTTTCCTTGTGGTGTATTGGTGGTAGACAGAAAATTAACTTTGTTTGTCATAATCCTGCTTATTTGCCATACATTAAAGGCGAAGCGGATTTGGTTTACAAAAAAGGTAAGTTCTATCTTTTTCAAACTGTTGATGTACACGAAAATGATGTTGAGGATGTAGAAGAGTTTATCGGGGTGGATTTCGGTCTTACTGATATTGTCGTTACTTCTGATGGGGTTAAACATTCTGCCGACTGGATTAATTCCTATCGGGAACAAAAACAAAAGGTTCGCAGTTCTATTCAAAGCAAAGGCACACGAAGTTCTAAAAGACTTCTGAAACGGCTCTCTGGCAAGGAAAGAACAACGGCTACTATAATCAATCACTCTATCTCGAAAAGCATTGTAAGTTCTGCTAAAGAACAGGGTAAAGGTATTTCCATTGAGGATTTGACCAATATCCGTTTTACTTCCAAAAGGAGAAACAAAAAGTTTAGAACAAAACTTGGTCGTTGGTCTTTTGGTCAGTTGCGTTCTTTTCTTACCTACAAGGCTACTCTGAATGGTGTTAAATTGGTTGCTGTAGAACCACGATATACTTCCCAAACTTGCTCTTCTTGTTTCCATATCGGAGAAAGGAAAAACAAGGTTTTTAAGTGTACCAACAACAAATGCGAAGTTGATGTTGTGGATGCGGACGAAAACGCTTCCAAAAACATTTCTTTGCTGGGGATTTCTGTAAACAATCCCGAAAGATGCGATATGTATAGTTGTTCTGTGCATTATTGATGTCTAAAGCCCCGATGCCTTTAGGCTCGTGGGTAGTTTACCTTTTCCCATTCCAATTATGTAACATTTATCTCCTATTATTTTAGCCATCTTCCAGTATTGCCTATCTCCGTAGATGGTAGGCTCTGTAAACTCGTGAAATATCCCTTTTTGGGAACACGCTTTGTCATTATTTGCCAAGTATATTTTTACAAAATCTTTATGAAAACTTTCATCCAAAGCCTTTCCATCAAAGTCATTATGTAATTGCTTATAAATTGGATTGCTGTAAACCATTTTATGATTGTCGTATTCTAAAATCCAAATTTCTCGACTGAGCATATCTGCAATAGCTTTGAAAGTTTCCAAAAACATTTCCGCTTCGTGGAGCTTATCAATCTTCATTTCCCGATGCTTAAACGAAAATGCAAGCATTACTTGCGTTGCAATCTGAACCAGATAAAACAAAATAGAGTACCAGTCTGTTTTGAATTGTACAGCATTAAAAAGTGTAGTATTGAGTGCGGAGAATCCAAGACACACCACCGGAAGGAGAAACCTATGTGCGGTTGTAAGATATGTCCACTTTCGAAAGAATGAATACAAAAATATAGTTATCCAACCTGCCACGATAAACAGTTGGATAAAGGTATGCAAATCACTGCTCATTGTTATCTATATTTTCAGGTTCAACATTTTGCGGAGCTTCTGCATCTCCAGCAATTACACTTTCAATCTTGCGTGCTAAGCCACGTTTTGCGGCATCGCCAAAATACTTTCCGCCATCACCAATTAAAGCTCGTACAAATTCTGGTGCAACGGCACATGCAAACATCACGATTCCGTAGAACCAATGATTACGTTCAAAGTCTTCATCCGCAATCATGGAAGCTCGAACTGTTCCAGATAAATAAACTATGGCTACACAAGCCACAATAGAGTAAGCCACACGTTTAGGGGTTACTTTTTCTTTTGATTTATTATCTGCTTTTTCCACCAAAAGCATTAATGCTGTACCCAAAGCCCCTGCGATATAGAAAAACACGTCCGAAAATACAGCTTCGTAACTATCCTTCACTTGTACGGCAGAAAGAGAAATAAAAGCACTGTAAAGCATCGCCACAATGTACTTGGAGCTGGTGAATAGTATGTTCATTTTATTTTCGTAGGGCATTTTTAGGTTAATAATTTATTTTATTTTCGGTTGCCAATCCCCCTTTGTGAGATCCACTTCGTTCATTTTAATTTGTTTGATTGTTATTTTTTAGTAAAATCCTGCATTCATTTAGTTTGTTAAAAAATTACCTTTTAGTTTTGGTAGAGTTCCGTTTATTAATTTTCCGCTGCATTTGTTTTGTTTAAATTTTCGGTGATTTCTTTACAAACGCTTAGAATTTCCGCATAAATCTCCAAATCTCCATCTTGGAAATTATTGTTTTGCACATCGAATTTCCCCGATTGTGTATAAAAAGCACCCGAAATAATTCCATTCCCAGTATAGGATGGCTCACCTAATAAACCTCTATTAACATTGAAATTTACCACTTGAGGTAATTCGCCTTGTTCGTGATTCCAACTGAAATTGGCTGTGTTTCCTTTGATTACTTTTTTCGCTTGCACTGTTACTTGAGTGCTGATGATTTCTAAATTTTCCATTGTTTTAAATTATATTAATTGTTAAAATTTACGTTGCATAAACTTGTGTGTGAATAGAGTTTACTTCGACAACTTTTCCTCCTTGAAGCTTATACATTCCGAAAATTGCCGATGCTTCATAAACTCCATAATCATCCCATCCGGAAGCGATCATTTCTGTATTCTGAAAGTAATACCATCCGTCTTGAGCGTTTTCGTTTCTGTTGTAATTATTAGCTTTATAACCTGCTAATGGTTTGTATTGCTCATTGTTTGGGTGTGTACCTGCTGAATACAGAAAAACATTTCCAAGCAAATCGTTAGACAGTTTCCACTGTCTGTTGTATCTACGGTCAGGGAGTGCGTTTGGTCCGTAATCAATCATGGTATGAGTTAGCATTCCTACAAGGGTATTTTTAATGCTTTCCTCATTGTAAGTAGTGCCAAAGTATCTTGATTTCTGAGGTGAAAAGCTTTCTGGTATATAGGAAACGTTTACAAGTCCTCTATTTGGGGACATTTCATAAGTTTTAAAACCACTTTCATGATAGCCATTTATCACTATCTCCCCATCCTTAACGCCTATTTCTAACCCTAACTTTCCGTTAGGGTGGTGAAATCTATGTAAGCCATTGTCTGAAACACTCCATGCGGAAGTGTCTTTTCCTGCGTAATTACTTCCTGCATAAAATCGCACTGAATCCCTGCCCCTATCCGTAACTCCGGTAATCCCTGCATTTGCTCCGTTTACATCACCAACCTGCAAAGTCCCAGTTGCAACCACATTTCCATCAACTGTGGTCTGCATGAAGCTTGTAACTGATGCTGCTGCTGCTGCCGTTGTTTGGGCGTTTTGCGCTTGTGCAAGTGCTGTGGCTGCGTTTTGGTTGGCTTGTGTTACTGCTGCATCCACATCTTCAGGAGCAGGTGTCCAATCTGTAGCTTTATTCCCTATCTCGAGTTTTACGTTTTTAACAGAATCAGCACCGTAAATATGTGGGTAAAGCTCGCGACCTCCATAATCATTCTTGACAAACGTGAAAGTTACGTTTTTTCTCCTCCATCCAGTTCCTGAAGTATCATAATTTAATACTATGCTATTATTTAAAAAAATATTTCCACTTGGATTCCCTATCATATCAAAAGATAAAGTGTATTTCTCACCGACTTTTAAAGGTTCTTTAGTTGATATGGGAATAACAACACCAAATTCACCTTTCGAGTTTAGCATTAAATTCCGTCCCCCAACTTGAATGTTATCAATCTGCTTTATTGAAATAGCCTTTAAAGCCGCTTCTAATGCTGCTGATAATGCTGATAAAGCGTTTCGGTAATATGTGAAGTAAGAGTTAACACTATTTAATTCATCAGGTGTAATTGCCCTATCCCCCCCTGTATAACCATTAATGAGATAGAGTAGATCAGCATGACTGGTATTGTAATTATTCCAAGCCGTTTGCAAAGGTGTTTTATCTGTTAAATTAACATCGTTGTAGGCTTGTAAATATTTCTGATTTACATCCGCTTTTTCATTGTTTAAAGTTTGTGCAATATTCTTTAACGCTTTTGCTTCGGCGATATTGATAACACCATCACTTGCAAAATCCGTGAAATTGTCTTGCAGGTTTGTAAGCTTATTATCTACATCGGTAATTTCAGCTTTTACTAAAACAAATTGAGCATCAATGTCCTCAGGTGCTGGCGTATAATCTGTGCCTTTGTTACCGAGTTCTAGTTTTATATATTTCAGATAGAAATTATTAATCCCAGCTTGACCATTATAAAAAATGATAGCATCATTTACTAAACTTGCTATGATTACAACGCTTGTTTTAATATATTCAGAACCACTTGTAGGAAGTTCAACAAGTTTTGAAGTCCCATTATTGAATCCTAATTGAACTAACGTACTTTCTTGATATGTTGCTTTAGTCCAAATTGATAAAACATATTCTTTTCCAACTTGCAGTCCACTTATACCACAGTAAACTCCATGTCCATATGCACTTGTAGCAAAGTGTAAACCACTTACAGTAGGATTAATAACTCCTCCATTAATACTGAAAATTCCGTAAGCATTTTCAACTTTAGTAAAGTCGGATTTTATAATTAAATTCCTACCCCCGATCTGAATTGCGTTCACGGTTGCGGTTTCGATTGCTTTAATCGCTTCTTGAAAACGAGTTGTCAAAACTCCCAACGCAAGTCTATAAGAGCTAAATTTTGAATCAACATCCGCTTTCTCCGCTGGCGTTGTTGCACCATCAGAAATCGCTGTATTAATCGAATTTATTAGATTGGTATGCGATGAAACGTAATTATTGTAATCGGTTGCTAAGTTGGTTTTTGGCGTTCCGCTTAAATAAGAGTCATTATATATCTGATTGTATTTGTTGTCAATATCTGATTTTTCCGTATTAATTTGGTTTATGTACTTCTCAATTGCCACCGCTTCGGCTTGATTGATTATTCCATCTGAAAACGCTCCATCAACATAACCCTCTAAATTATTAACTTGCTCCGTAACATCTGCGATTTCTTGATTAACAGAATTTTGCAGATTCTCCATTTCATTAAAAACGGCAGATAAATCATTATTAACGGAATCTGTAATTGCTTTTAGCAAATTTACTTTTGCCGTGTAATAACTTGTAAAGCGACTTCGCAAGGTAACGCCATCAACATCGGAAGTATTATTTAAGTTTACAATTAATGGATTTACATAAGTCACCAAATTATTGTAGGCATTATCATAAGACGTTTTTTCAGCAGTAATAGGGTAAGGCGTTGCTTGTGCGGTAACTTGTGGTTTTTCCGCTACAATTATATCATACTCTTGCTTTAATTGTTGTTTTTCAGAAGGCGTGATTTTGTTGTCGTTCGCAATATCAGAAACCAAATTATTAACCGTTGTCGCATAAGTTTGAACCGCTGTAATTTGTTCGTTTACATCTTCTGGGGCAGGTGTCCAATCTGTGGCTTTTGTTCCTTTTTCGAGTTTTACGTTTTTAACCGAATCAGCACCGTAAATATGTGGGTAAAGCTCATGGCTTAAATAATCATTCTTGACAAACGTGAAAGTTACGTTTTTTCTCCTCCATCCAGTTCCAGACGTATCGTAAGTTAATGATATACTATTGTTTAAGAAAATACTTCCGTTTACATTCCCTATCACATCAAAAGATAAAGTGTATTTATCACCGATTTTTAAAGGTTCAGTAGTTGTAATTGGTACAGCAAATCCAAATTCCCCTTTAGAATGTAACATTAAATTTCTTCCACCAATAACAATAGCATCATTCATCTGTTGAAACGCTGGTGAATCATTAGTAAAGGTTATTTTTCCCTTAATTTCGCCCGTGTTAAGGTTGAAGTACGTTTGCCCGTCCAGGCTGGAAATTATACCGGTTCGGATCAGTCCGCCATTTATTGTAGTAGTTCCAATCGTAATAGATAAAACACGAACACCCTCTGTAACGGTATGCAAAATCCCTAATAGGAAATAATAATCGTTTACATCTTCGTCAAACTTAATTTGCGCTTGTGTAAAATAAATAGTTCCGCTTGTGCCGTTTTTAGAACACTTTGCGTAAACGTACCTTGAATTATTATCGGGAATAGTCTGTACTGAACCAGCAATCATCCAAGTTTTATTAAATGTTTGTGAAAATAACGCACCCGCTTTTGTTTCAACTTGATTTGGATTTCCTGCATTATTCACTAAAAAAACAACAGAACAGCTTAACTGCTGGCTCTGCGCTCCAACAGTAAGCATATTTGTTTGAATAGAAAACGGCTTAATATTTTCCGCATCGAAATAACCATCGGTGTCGAATACCAAATTTCGGAGTTCCTCTGTTGTTTTATACCCTAATTTTGAAAGGTTTATATCACCTAAATTGGTAACGGAAATTACATTTTTAACCTCCGTAATATCCAGCACCATTTGGCTGGCAAAACTTATCTCATAAGAATCTGCAAGTGTGATTTTGTAATTGTAAGGAGTAGGCGTGTTACTTGTAATAAAATTCCTTGTAATCGCTTGAACCCTTATCACCTTATCAATGCCTAAATTCGCATCTTTCACCCTTACATAATCTCCTATACTGATAGGAGTGGAAAGATTTTTGATATAGTCCGGGTCAACTTCTAAATCATAGCTCACTTTTACCGTTTTAAGCAAAGCGAATTGCTCATTAGCTTTGGTTAATAGCTCCGCTTCTGCATTGGTAATATAAGTTTGAGGCATTACAATATCCAACAAAACGTATTCATCACCAACTCCAATTTGGAACGCTTCCGCAACTTCATCGGGAAATTTCTGTCCAGTCTGATTTGTGAATGGAATTATCTCAAATTCTTTGGTAGTGTGATTGTAACCGCCTTTTTTTATCTCAAATTCATATCCTGCTAAATTGCCAGTATTAAAATGTACTTTCGCAGAAGTCCCAGCAATAAGATACTTTGTTGAACCATCGGCTTCCTTTTCATTCAAATCGAAATCCATTGATGAATCGTGAAACTTGAATTTTGATGAGCCAACAGCACTAACAACGCCGGTTCTTTTTGGATAAATATCCGGAAAGTCGATACTACCCTCAATCAATCCCATTTCTGCGATTAAATTAACATCTTCAATATAACCTGCATCCGAGAATTTTAATGCATCAGAAAACGCCCTGTAACCTGCTGGGATATTGTCTGTACCACCATTCACATAAAGGCGATTGACAATTCCGTTAGAATCTACATTTTTTCGGCTTAAATTGTAAAGCCCTTTGCCTTTGCCATACTCAAAATCAATCGGCAATGTAGAACCGAAAGCTCCAGTATGGATTTTGAATTTTCCACCCTCTGTTTTTACCCAAAAATCGGTTTTAAATTCTTGACAAATTTTCTGCAATGCACTTAAACAAGTATCATCGCCAAAAGTTATCATCTTGGTTTCTGTACTTGCGAAATTTCCAATTTCCCAATTGGCAGAAAATCGGTGCATATTATTTCTAATCGCTACCAAGAAAACTTCCAAATTTCCAATCAAAGGAAAATCCGTTGTGGTTTTAAAACCTTCTCCATCAGCGTTGAAAAATTTACATCGCAAAAGGTCATACATTAAGCCTTGCGCTTCGATTTCGTATGAATATTCTGTATTGCTGGTTTTTTTGAATGTCGGAAGTGTGTTTATTCTGTAAGTATTTCCGAAAACCTCAATGGTATCGTTAATTTTTACATCCAACTTGCTATTACTGCGAACGGAATATTTCACGGTATCATCAGTTAGCATACCTTGACCGAGTGAAGCAGAATCAATCGTCCTTTCACCTCTTTTGACCAAATTCAAATGCTCAATTCCATTTCTTTTTATAATTGTTCCCATAAAACATCAGCATTAGTAGTTAAGTTGGTGATTTCATCTACATTTCCTGCGATGATGATATATTTTTCATCTTCGGGAGCGGGCATATAGTCCATTGGCTTGTTGCCTTTAACTATCATTATATCTTTAATATCAACAACAGCGAATGAATCAGTAATCCATAGATACCAAATAGGATATGCACTATCAGTTGACATTACAGTCGTGTATCTTTTAAATTCAGTTGTAAGAGCGAATTCAGTTGCCCCAATTCCCCCATTGAATTCTGTATGTAAAGTCCTACCATTGCCCGAAATAACTTTAGCGTAAAAAGAAATTGCGAACTCCGTATTTAAAGGGAAAATCCCATCCTGTATAGGTTTCGGCGAGCCTTGAAGTAAAGACAAAGTTCTTGCTATACCGCCTTGAATAAAATAATTCCTCCCCTCAAATGCATATCCACTTACAAACCTATTCGCTAAGGTTTTATTTGAAAGTGAAACGTTTCCTTTTGCGGTTTCCTTTAATCCGTTGCCGTAGAATATTTCGGTTTCATTTGGTGAATTATAAGCGAGATTTAAACTTGTTCCCGTAAGATAAAGCACTTTTTTAATAGGGTTCGGCTCAATTAATTTCAGAGTGAAAACTCCTACCATTTTACCATCCTTAAAAGTCTTGTTTAAATTCACATCATCAATCATACAAACCTCGTATGGTAGTGGTTTCAATCCGAAAGGTTCAATCAATAATCTTTGAGTTCCAGCTTTTTGAAATTCAGATATAATAGCATCAAAATTTGACTTCATATCAATCCAATTAGCTCCAGTAACAAAACCTTTCAAAGAAATTTCTCTTTGTTCAAATTTCGGTGATGATAAATCAAGTGATGAGCCGTGATATTCCGCCCAATCATAAGTGTTTACTTTCTTTCTTTTGAGTGCATCAAACAAGCCGTCAGACGAAGAAATATAAACCCCGTAATCCTTAAAGTATTTGCCGTTTACGCTGTATTTTACTTCGCCCATGTCTTTTCTATAATTTCCACGTTTCCGCTTACTGTGAAGTTTGAATTTGTGCCGTACTGATATACTTTTACACTTGCGTTTTCCGCTTCAATTTCTATCGTGGCGGTATCCAACAGATTGACCACGATAAAAGCGTTTTCCTCTGCTACAATCTTAATCTTTGAATTGTGCCGGATAAATATCTCACACACCGCAAACGGCGCACAAATAACATCAGCAACAGAATTTCCAAAGAATGCTATGCTTTGATGCTTCACGGAATTTAAAAGACCAACAGACCCCACAAAATCGGTATGAAAACCGTAAGGTGCAGCGTTTGAAAAGTACTTCCTTAATAATGTGATATTTGGAAAATCATTCTCCATCGCCCAGTCAGACCCACGGAAATACATATCACAAAGCGGTTGTAAATGTGAGATTTTCAACATCTGCGCAAACCACTCTTTGCAAATGCCTTTTTTCTTCGCTTCGAGTGCTATTTCTTTTCCAATTTTCATTCTATAAAATTATTAATTATCAATGAGATATGCAATTTAATTAAAGTTAAACTTTAACATTTTTTTTATCCAAATCCTGCTAAATTTCGAGCCATTTTGCTGTTCATTTCTGAAATATCCTGTCTGATCTGAATTAAGTTCCGTGTGTTGAACTCAATCTGCACAAGTTGTTGAAGTGATGCGATAAATGTCTGCTGATTGGATTTGTGAATGTTGTTTGCTTCCACTTGGTAAATTCTGATAGCGTTTATCTGTGATTCCAACGCTCCGGCGGTTTTCTCGGTAATGCCTTTAATGTCGCCTTTCAATCCCTCTGCTGGGGAAGCTAAATCGCCAAATATTTGAGAATATGCTTCAATAAATTGCTGACCTTGAGCAGAAGCCGCTTGAACTTGCGCTCGTAAATCCGCAATTTCTTGTTCTGTAAGACCATCAAACGCTCCCGAACCATCAGCGTTGAATCCCATTGCCGTTTGCATATTAGCAATAACACCGCTCATCTGTACTTCAAGAATTTTATTTAGCTGATTTTTCAGCATATTCTTAACCAAGTCATCGAACGCCTTATTGATTGCTTCCACGCCATCCTCACCACGCGCAAACGCTTCCACTAAAGCATCACCCATCTGAGAAGCCATATCGGGAATATCGGTCTGCAAAACATCTTTGATAATTCCTTCTTGCAGTTCCGCAATGGATTGATTAATGGATTGAATTTGGGATTGATACTCGTTGATTTTGTTTTTGTCAGATTTCTTCTTTGAATTTTCAGCGTTCATCATTCCTTGAATCGCGGCTTTCTGTTGCTCAAGGTTTTTGATTAAATCCTGCTGACCGCTGTACTTCTGTGAACCGAACGCTCTTTCTGCTGCAAAGGCTAAATTATTATAAGCCATTTCCAATTCTTTAAGTTGGGCGGCTTGTTTTTTAATGCTTCGCTCTTTTTTCTTATCTCCATTGAGCCACCCAGAAACAGACTTAATTGCGCCACCAATCGCTTTGATAGTTCCAGCAACACCTTGTAGTATATTTCCACTCGCAAAACCCTCTATCGCTTTCGATGCACCTTCTCCAAATTGTTGAAGTCCAGAAATAGTTTGGTCTAAATTGCTTAAAATATCACCAAACGCAGAATCCATATTTCCACCTAATGATGTGAAAATGTCAGATACCCCGCTTATAATTTCTTTAGCGAAACCAAGTTGGTTTTGGAATTTTTCAATTTCTTCTTTTGCAATTTTTATCTTTTCGGCTGTTGATAAACTATCATCACCCAGCGCTTTAATTGCTTTTGAAAAGTTTGGAATGAAATTTCTACCCGAAATCGCTTGTTCGATTTTCTTGATGAACTCGCCAATTTTTATCTTTTCCTCAATTGTTTTTGCTTCGGAAAGTTTTTGCTGTAATATGATTTTAAATTTCTCTAATTGCTCTGTCGCAACCTCATTCATATCAATAAAAACCTTGCTCCATTCCTCTGAACCTTGCATTTGCTCGAAGAATAAATCAGTGAATTTTTTAGAATATGATTTATCTACCTTTTCCTTTTCTGCATCTGTTTTAGCCAGTGCGCGCATATCGTCATACTCCTCTTGTAATGCCAAAGATTTTTCTTCGTAGGTGCGTTGTTCCTCCAAAAGTTGTTTGAAAATATTTCTTTGTTCCGTTAATTTAGCATTTAGACGCGCATCAGCAGCCGCGTAAAAACCTTGTGAAGTTCCTTCGTCAGTTTGGGAATCCCGCAAATTAGTGAGGTATTCAATCTGCGCGGTAAGGCTTGGCAATTTCCGAAGCGCAACATCGATGCCGTCATTAAAATTGCTTAACGGGTCTTTCTGCCCGGTCAGGGAATTGATAATCTGTTGCAGTTTTTCGTATTGCCGAAGTTCCTCATCAGATAGACCTACGCCTGACGATAATTTACTTTCAAGTTCTAATCTTCTTTTGTCAATATCAGAATAGTAAGATCCTTTTAGTTCAGGGAACTGCTCATCTGCTATTTTCTGCCCATACTGCTGGGCAATCATATATTTTACTTTCCACTGCCTCTCGGTTTCGGCGAGTTCCTCATCGAAAGATAATCGTGTGATTTCTTTTTGGCGGGTCGCTTTTGCTTTTTCGAGTTTTTCAAGTTCGTCAAGTGCTTGATTAACAGATACCGTATTTCCGGTCTTTACGGTGTCGCCAAATTTGTTTTTAGTGAGTTCGTTTACCGTATCGCCGGATGCTTTTTGCAGGGCTTCATTCCAAAGCGCGATGCGTTGCTCCAAATCAGCAATTGAGTTGAGCGAATAAACTTCGGCAAGTTCTCGATCTCTTTTTTCCTTTGCTTTTTTTACATCTTCGGTTCCTGAGTTCAGCGTGTTTACTACTGAATCATCGGCAACCTTAATACCCTCTTGTATTAGTCGCTGTGTCTCGGCTTCATTTTCTCTAATCCGTTTATTTGTAGCGATTCTGTTTTCCAACATCGCTCTTTCCTTTCTTTCTTGAGCGGTCAAACCTTTGAAAACATCGCCAATCCCTTTTAAGTTGGAAAAACGCTCGCCAAAAGTAAGGTTGTTTGGGTTATCTCTGTCGATGTCTTTATTCCTCTTTTCTAATTCTATTTTTTCATCAATCAAAGCCCTCAATCTTACCTCTTTCTCCATCACCTGTAAATAAGCGTTTAATGCCTTTGCGTTTTGACCTAAACGAATACCTTCAACAGTTAATCCGCTAATTCTATTATTTGTAAGTTTATTGATTTCATTAAGCGCACCTTGTGCCACTTTATCCGTTGTGTTTTTGTCTTTGATGACTTTTAGGAGCGTATCAATTTTTGATTTTTGCTCATCAAGTGAAGTAGAATACTGCTGAACTTTTGCATTCAGTTTGTCTTGAATTTCCGCATACGCGCTCGTAGCTGTTATATTCTTGTAAATAACGTAAGTTAAACCAGCAATTAAGCCAATAACAAGAGCGATAGGATTCCCTAATAATGTAGCATTTAGAAATGCTTGTGCAGATGCTGCCGTTCGCGTTGCAAATGTCTGTATGTTTTGCATTACGGTTAGCCTCGTGGTGGATATTGCATTAGCGTTTTTTGCCGCTACTTGTGCTGCTTCCGCTGCTGTAGCTGCTGTTTTAGTTGCTACTCCGACTTTTTGCGCTGTATTCTCTAAAGATTGTTTTGCTGTGTTAAATTCCGTTGCTGCGCCTAACGCTCTTTTTCTTGCGATTGACGCACTTTCTTGAGTTGCAATAGCTGTGTTTTGCGCCTTTTCTACATTCTTTTGTGCTATCTGAATTTGACGCGCTGAACCTGTTGCCTGAATTGATGAAAGTTCAGCTCTTGCCAAAGCTAATTGCACTTGTGCCTCCTGTGCTTTAGCTGTTGCATTTATTCCTGATTGGATTGCGGATTGTTTTTTAATAGCTAAGATTGAAACCTCCGCTTGTAAAGCTGCATATTTAGCTTGCACCCCTGATAATTCAACTGCGGTTTCGCGAGCTGTTGCTTCGGCTTGTCTTTGCGTGACCATCGCTCTGCCCAACTTCATTTTTTCCGAAATACCCAATAGCTTTATTTCAGATGCAATAGTTGTATTTTGCATTTGATTTAATGCTGCGGTAGCTATAAGTGCTGCCCGATATGCTCCATAAGAAGCTACCATAACACCAATAATCTCTGCTACCGTTTCGTAATTATCAACTAAATAGGCGGTTGCTGCAATTCCATCCGTTAATATATTTTGATTCGATTCTCCTAATTTATTTAGCATTTGGTCGAATGAATCCCCTAAGTTGGCAATCTGACCAGAAAGCGATTTACTCTGCTTCTCCATCAAGTTGAAAAACATTCCTCCCTCATTGGTAAGCCCAAATAAAACATCTTGAACATCTTTGAAACCTATCTTTCCTGCTGTCACCATCTTGGAAATTTCGGCTGTACTTGTACCAAACTTTTTAGCAAGCTCAGCAACCATAGGAATACCTGCTTCGGTAAATTGTCGCAAATCATCACCCATTAATTTCCCCTTAGCCATTACCTGACCGTACACTAAATTAATACGTGATAGAGGAACACCCAGACCTGCTGCAATATTTCCCATTCTAGTAAGCGTATCAACAACTTCATTTGCTGGTACTTGAAAGGCTAATAATTGCTTTGCGCCTGCTGATACATCTTGCAAGGAAAACGGAGTTTTGGCGGCTAACTCAACCATTTGCCCCATTAATTCCTTAGCTTTATCGGTACTTTTAAGCATAGTACCAAAGGCAATTTCTGTCTTTTGAAACTCCCCCCTTACATTGATAATCTGATTGACAAATCCTCCTAATGCAGCACCTGAAAAATAAGTGGTTAATCCTAAACCTATATTTCGGAAGGAAGTATCCATCTGCTTTGTCTGCTGTTGGGTAGTATTGGTAAGACCGAGAATATCTCTGCGCATCTCATTTACGTTGTTGCGCCATTGTTGTAGGTCTATCCCTGCGCCAAAATATAAAGCTCCCTGATTCGTGTTCATCTTTTATTTGTATTTTTTGAGCATTTCTTCAATATCATCAGTAGTCTGTTCCGTGAGGTCTATTTCCTTGTCTTTTTTTTCATCGTCTGATTCATAAACAGGTGCATCAATCATCATTCGTTGGACGATTCGCCAGTCTATTTCCCAAAGCAAGTAATCTAAAGTCCATCCGAAGTGGTGGCATATTTGCCCTAATATTCCGTAGATAGATTTTAAACCGCTTTCTCTATCGGATTCGCTTTGGTCGGTCTGTTTCCGTTCATTAATGCGATAGAGGCGATAAAATTTCCGTAGTCAGCAGTTTTGAGTAGGTTTTGTGCAAATTCAAGCAAATCTTTTGGAGTGTATTTTTTCATTATGTAGTATTGCAGGAATTTTCTCACGAAATAATTATCAGTCATGCATATAGAAACTGCTTTTGCGGTTTTCTTAGCATTATTAGCCACCGATTGATATTGTGATGCTATCTGTGCTTGAAAATCATTTGATTGAAGTGCTTCTTCATCAAAATTCATCGTAATAAAAACCTCCGATAATTCAAGCAGTCGCCCCATTGAGAGTTTCTTACATCTGAAAGTCTTTTTAATACCCATTATTTTAACAGGAATATCAAAACCTTTGTTGTTGAGTAGGTTTAGTTCCTCTTGTTCTAAATGTTTATCCATAATAAAAAAACCCTACCCGATTTTTTAGGCAGGGCGATCAGAAAAAAAAAGAATTGATATTATACTCTGAAAGTAGACCAGTCTGTAACACCCGCTTTTGTCGGTGCTAATACTTTTCCGGTAACGGTTACGCCCATCCAAGTGGTTTTACCCAAGTCGGAAGTAGGACGTGCTGTAATTAGAACGCGTGGGAAAATAAACCCAAGTCCTTTTTTCGGTGTGATTTTGATTGATCTTTCGATGATTGTTGTAGTTGCTGGAGCTGTCCAAGTTGTTGCACCTGCCGTTCCGGTTTTAGTACCACCCATCAAAGCTACCAAAGTATCTTCATCAGGGTTTGCAATTACAAATTCGATTGTCTTCTCTCCACCAGTTACGATTGAATCCGCTGCTGTGTCCAATTCCTCTACCATTAAATCAGTAGTGGTTGGTTCTGCGAAATTAATTTTGGTTGTTCCCTCCTGGGTTAATCCCAACGCAGCGAATACCGTTCCTACGCCACCATCGGCAGCAATAGGAGAAACCTCAATTTTTGATACGCCTAAATTAAATAGTGCCATTTTATTTTTGTTTTTTTTAGTTAAATATTGGGTGAGCGTTCAAACTCACTCTGAAATTGTAAAAGTTTTCATTTCCCTCTTCGAAATCCTGTGAATTGACGATGTCAAGGTTATAATCGTTGTTCCAAGCATCATCGAGGACTGGATAAACCAAGTCTGCGAGTTGCTTTAATCTTGCGTTATTCTTTTGGTACTGGGTAATTCCGTTACTCGTTATTGAAATCATAGGAACATAGATGTTCACGTTGAAAACGCCATTCTGCATATAGTCGTTGGTCATTGTTAATGAATTAATGACTATATCCTCCTTTGTGCTTCCTGATGGTCTTTTATCTTTGTATATTTTGCCTGAAATATAGTTCTGAACCCCTGCCGACAAAAGCAATTCTAAAATCCATTGTTTCCCGTCAAGTACCGTTGATTTTGTCATCTCAATTGTTTTAATAGCATAGGAACTTGAACGTTTGCGAGTTGTTCTGCGCTTGTAAGTACATTATACCCCCTCGCTTCGACATAGGCTCCATACTTCATTCCCGATACTACGATTAATGCAATCTCATTGTACTGCGATGCTATTTCGTGCGCTAAATCCCTTCCGTACTTAATTGGGTTTTCTGAACTTGGCTCGCTACCATTAGCCGAGATGCTGAAATTCTCATCTACGATTTTTCCATTCACAATGATTACATAGCCAACAGAATTACGGAGATTAGCTGTTCGGTCTTGGTAACTTCCACTCGCTCGTGCTTCATTTACCGCCTTTTCGCCTACAAACCGCAATACCCTTACGATTTGATTGATATGTTGCTCTTCAGCTTGCCTAAACAAAGCATCAAATTGCCCCATTGAAAACTGTGGAATCATACCCATATCCTTACATTTAGCTGACCTCTGCCGAATCTTACCACGTTTCCACTCATGCGCTTAAAATCACCGTCCCAAACTTCTACCTTTGAACCGTTACCGATAAAAGGAGTAGATAATGGCGCATAGATTACAGCAGAATAAACATAGTTTTCACCATCTTGTGTAGTAACCCTCGCACCACTTCCGTTTATCTCGTCACGGCATTGTCCTATATCTACCCATTCAGCAGTTCCGGGAATCCAATCACCTGTATTTTGGTCAAATACAGCTTCTGTTTCCTTACATATTTTTAATCTGTATGGATATTGAATAATTGCCATTACCAGCGATTTGTTATATCAGTTATTGTGTTAGCTGAAAGATTATTTGGTAGTCCAAGTCGCTTTGATAATACCTTATAAAATATTGTCATTGCTTCTTTATCATAGGAAATTGAATAACCACCCTCGCTAACAGATTTCGGAGTAGAAAGAAGATCGGGGATAATGTTATAAAAGAAATTATCTGTGTTTGTTTCACTCGTTATAGAATCGGACGCACTTAACCCAAGTCGAGATAACTCAACTTCAATCATCGCATCGGAATAATTAACCGACCAATTAGAAAATTTCTCCTTTATATAATCCCCGATAGTCATTCTTATGCTAATTTGGTTTTAAGAATCAAACGTTTTTTCACGCTATTTAAAACTGGAGTTGCAAACGCAGCAGCTTTTGTAAGCATACGCATAGGTGCAGCACTTCCAATTGCAGACAATAAGATGAACTCATCTACCGTTTCTTTTGTAGATTCATTCAAATCAATCGTTGCTTCCGGAGAAATCGTGTATTGAGTGTTTCCAAAATCAGCAGTTCCAGAAAGGTGGATATTTCCTAAAATCCAACCACTCTTAGCAGTCAATGCACCGTCTTTTCCTTCCTCATTCACATAACTTTCCCAAATCTCAATAGTTGGTAAATTCTGTGCTAACAAGGCGGAATTAACCTGACCAATTGTTGGGGTCTGTGCCAATCCTAAAGCATTTTGAGCAAAGGAAGCTGTGAACTTAACCACTTTTTCAGATGCTACAAATTGATTAAAGGTTGCCAAGTCCATCACGGCTCTTAGGTATCTGAACCCTTGCGCTAATGCTACTTTCTGTACTGCCATAAATTCCTTAATAGGATCAAATATTGCAGCGTTAGCAGGTAAGAACCAGTCAGCACTTGCATTTTGAACTGTCACGCCAAAATCAATTTTAATCCCATTCATTTCATAGAAACCTTGAGAAAGTAAAGACTTCGACATAAACTCCATTGAAGCATTAATTGAATTTCTAACAAATAAAGCATCATCATAGATGTTATCTAAAATTTGATTACTAATATTTGTATTGGAATTATTTACAGCCAATGCGTTTCTAAGGTCTCTAATTCTGAAAAAGTCAGTTTCCGTTTTCACTCTACCAACCTCCGATTTAGGCATCTGACCCTTAATTGCTTCGCTGTTATCTCTACCTTTCAAGATCACATTAGAATCTAAAGCTACAAGCGGAGCAATTACTTTTGCTGCTGTATTGCCTTCTAAGCTTCCAAACGTTAATCCTGTTTTATAAAGCAGAGGAAAGTAGTTTTTGTAACCCAAATCGGTTAATGGGTTAGTGTCTAAGTATCCCAGAAGATCAACATTGTTGTACTCAGGAATAATTTTGTTCAATAGTATATCTGCCATTGTTTACGTTTTTGATTGATTAATAAAATTTTAAGTTTGGCAGTTTCGCTTGAATAAAAGCAATGCCAGTCTTTTCAGGTGCTGGAAGAGCATCAATTCTTACGATACCATCAGTTACAATTGAAGCTTCTGTAAAATCTTCGATTGCTACATTTCTGTGAACTAAACCCACAGCTCCGACCGTATTCACATCTGTTAATGCGACTTTTAAAACTTTAAAAACGTTTGGAATAGTCATCACTACTAAAGTTCCCGCTGGAATAATCCCATCGGTAAACCTTGATTTAGCATCCACGTTGTCGATATTCAACAATCCGCCAGGGCGTGTTGCTAATACATCATCAAAAACAACTATCTCACGTTGTCCAGATGTTTTTTTAATATTATTCATTTGTTTTTGGTTTTTTAGAATCCATGTAAGCCTGCATCGCTGCTGAAACATCTCCCTCTTTACCAGCTTCCCCAAACAATGGTTTAGCCGTTTGACCTAATGCGCTGTTAGAAATTGATTGTTCATACACATCTGATTTTGATTTCAGACCAGTAGCGAATAGTTCAATTTCCTCATCCGTTTGAAAATTCATTTCAGTTGGTGATTGCGGTAATAGATCCAAATAAGATTTAGATACTTTCAATTCCTCTAATTTCGATTGAAGTTTTTGTGCATTGGTTTGTTGCGCCTTTTCCTGTTTCATGGTTGTTAGAGTTTCGGTAAGCGACTTAATCGTTTCCGTGAATCCCTTTGCCCATTCAGGAACTCCGCCCGTTTGTTTCGGTGGATCATTTGGATTTGCTGGATTAGGGTTTTCCGGTTCTGGTGTTTCCTTTCCTTTTTTCAAATCAGCGATCTCTTTTGCCAGCGTTCGGTTTTGGTCCGCAAATGATTGGAATATTGCCAAATCATCTTCAACCCCTGCTACTGCTTCTTCAATTTCTTCCTCTGTATTGACCGCTTTTGCGAGTTGCTTCGCTTTAGCTTTCAAAATTGTGTCACTTAACCCGAAGTTTTTATACTTCGTTTTAAGCTCTGTTAGGATTTTTTCAAACATTACTTAGATTTTGTTAATTATTACTCCAAAAGTAGAAATTTAACTTAAAGTATTTGTTTAAATAACTTGTGTATATAATTGTAAATGTGTAATTTTGAACAAAAGATATTAACATCTGTTCCTATGAATGAAATACTAAAAAGAAGATGTGCGGATCTGACAGTTTTGGAAATCCTTACAGTAGCTCACTTAAAAAATAAGGTGGAAAAACCATTCATTGATATGGCTTCATTTTGTGAGGTTTCGGGAATGGATAGGAATAGAATACACAAACTTTTAATCAACGATTTAAGCGATGTACGTTCGTTGGTTTGGGGTGGATATGAGAAACATCAGCAGTTCGCTAAGAACAAGAAACTGTACTTCGATACGGAGAAGGTTTTGGAATGGTTAAAAAATAGAAAATGAAATTCCTACTCGACATATTTTTAGAAAACGGCTATAAATTAGTCAAAGGCAAACACTTAGATTACTCCACTACCCGATCCAATGGTATTGATTCACGTTATGAAAATGAAAAGGGGGATTTAGTAATTTGGGGAATTAATGAGTTAGGCAAGCCACCAACTTTGATATTTCCACGTCCTGAAATAATAGCAACAACAGATTGGTTTCGAATGATAGATTCTAAAATTGAATTGGTTAAATACAGAACGGAATGCGCTTTCAAGGACGATGTAATGAACGGATGTTTATCATCATTTGACCACCAAGATGTTTACGATGGAATAATTAATAATTGGGTATTTGACTTGGATAATAAAACAATCAGAAAATAAAATAAAGAAATATGAATTTAGAAATATTTGTCAACTCTTTAAATAGTGATGAAAAAAGAGAGTTATTAAGGTTGCTTGCGAATGAATTATTAAAAAAACCGATAGAAAATTTAACAGAGATTGGTACTTTCATTCACGATAACAGAGATAAAATATCAACAAGGCTGAGAAACATTCTAATTCAAGCAAAAGAATATGAGAGTAATTATATTGAACTTATCGATTCAAGCCGAATACACTTGTATAGAAATGCAAGCAAGAAAACAGAGTCTGAATTTATAGAGTTGCGTGGATGGTAAAAATTTAAAATAATATTATGAAAGTAGAAACAGTATTTGACAAGATTAGAAAATGGGGAACAGACAGAAACTTCTACGGAGAAGGTGGCGCAACTATTCAAAGCCAATTCGTAAAGCTTGGCGAGGAATTTGGCGAGTTAGCTGGTAATATTGCAAGAGGTAAAGACTGTACTGATGATATAGGCGATATGGTAGTGGTTTTAACCCACATTGCAGCGTTACAAGGAAAGTATATTGAAGATTGTATCGAGCATTCTTACAACGACATCAAAGACCGCAAAGGAAAATTTTTAAATGGATCATTTATCAAACAAACTGATTTAGAAACCAATAACACAAAATAATAAAATGAAAAAATCAGCAGGATTAATTTTAGGAATGGCTGCAATGTTAGCCGGAAGTGGAACGATTATAAATATTCAATCTGCACCAATTGAAACACAGAAAAGAGTAGCGGAAAAAGCAACTGCACCAACTCAAAAACCGACAGAGCAAAAGAAAGAAGCGAAAAGAGAGTATATCAGAACCGTGTACCGAGGTCAGGGAATACCTCCAAAGGTTTACGGAATGAATTATGTAAAGCGAGGAACTCACAAACGGACAAATGTTTAAATATAATGACGCTGGAAGAAATCAAAGCCAACTGGACTGAAACAGATAAAATAATCTACAACTCACCGGAGATTAAATTCAAATCTTTGGAAGCATCTAAAACAAAAGTAATAGCAAATTGAAAAATTCTTTAAAACGGTGAAATGAAAACATATTATTCCCTGCTATATTACCAGTCAAGTTTTGGCGACAGAATCAATGTAGGTTTGCTTATGTTTAGCTCTAAAGGCGTAATCTGTAGCGTAAATAATTGGAGAATGAAAAAGGTAAAACAATTTCAACCAACAGCCTTTAAACTTTTGAATTTCGGAATGAAGCAACTTACATATCATTGGAACAATATCTCAATTCCTACGGTAAAACAAATTTCTGATTTGCATAGAAATTCAAATAACATCTTCGGAATTGATAAACCCCGATTTATCGACATAGAATTCACTCAGGAAAATTTCGACCAATTTTATAACAAAATATTTAAACAATGACAGAAACATTCAATTTCGATCAGTTCCTAATGGAAAAAGGATTTTCATTCACGAACTATGGCAGTCATAATCTTTATGAAATCGCTCATGATGGGCATAATTACGCCGTAAACTTGCAGGGAAAGGTAATGACTACCAATGAAAGCAGAACATCTGAATTACTCGTGGATATTGCGGTGCCGAATGATGAGAAATCAGCAGAAAAATGGCTATCTGAATTTTACGGAATAATTCCAAAGAAAGCCCACGCGTTTTAACCGTGGGATGAATTTGTTAATAATTTTGTTTAGATATTTGCATATGTCGTAACAATATAGTATATTTGTAGTATGGAAGAAGAATTGAGAATTAGAATTAGTTCTAAATTAAAAAAAGAACTTGAAGCAAAAGCCAGAGAGCTAAATATTTCTCTATCAGCATATGTAAGAATGAAGTTGAGTAGCAATGATTAAAACGTACACATACAAAATTAAACCAAGCGAAAAGGTTGAGCAAAAGTTCAACCATTTGGTGGGAATATGCAGGTTTGTGTACAATATATCAAAAGAAGTAAAAGAGGAATCTTATAGACGTGGGTTGAGGTTGTCTTGTTTCGACATACAAAAACAATTGACTGATGCTAAAAAAGAACACACATTCTTAAAAGATGTTCACAGCCAAACGCTTCAAGCGGTTATTGACCGTTTGGATAATTCCTTTAAAAAATTCTTTAAAGGTGCAGGTTATCCTAAATGGGCTTCTAAAAAGAAATGGAAATCAATTCCTTTTAAATCAATTAAAACAACGCATAATGCTTTTAAACTACCATCATTTGGTGTGGTTAAAGTATTTAAATTTAAAGAACCTAAAGGGGACTTAAAAACCGCTACAATAATAAAAGAAGCAGACGGCTTATATTTAAAAATTGTAGTGGATGAATATAATTCTAAAGTCAAAAACAGAGATAGTCAATCTGTTGTTGCGTTAGATATGGGGATTAAATTTTTTGCCGTCACTTCCGATGGAGAGTATTTGGAAAACCCAAAACATCTTTTCAAAAACTTGTCTAAGTTAAGAATTGAAAACCGAAAACTTTCAAGGATGAAAAAGGGCGGGAGTAATTGGAAGAAACAGGTTATTGTTGTTCAAAGACTGTATCTGAAGGTCAAGAGATGTCGTTTAGACTTTCTTCAAAAACAGTCTACATTATTATCTAATAATTATGAAAATGTAATTGTTGAGGATTTGAATATTAAAGGAATGTCAAAAAATAAAAGACTTTCTAAGCATATTTTAGATTGCGGTTGGGGAACATTCTTTTCGTTATTGGAATATAAAACAAATGTAATTAAGGTCAATCCAAGATATTCAAGCCAAGAATGCAGTAAATGCGGACATACTTGTAAAGAAAACAGAAAAACACAAAGTTTGTTTGAATGCGTTAACTGTGGATACACAGAGAATGCGGATCATCAAGCGACTTTTAATCTATTGCAGAGAGGGCAATCTCTGATGGAAGCTAACGTAGTACATTAGTACAAGCGTTTTCCAAGAATCACACTTACTTTAGTAGTGGGAGTTGTCAAGGCAGTGAATCAGAAGTAGTAGAAGAAAAGAAAGCACCGGTAAGAAAGCCGAGAGAGGTAAAGAAATAATAGTTTAGTTTTTTCTTTTTTTAATTGTGGTTTGGCGCATCAGAAATTGTGCGCTTTTTTATGTAAAAACTTTAACAAAACTTTAACATTTTAGCTATTGTGTTATATATACACTTTGGCGTATATTTGTAGTATAGAAAATGAGAGACGAACCAACTCATTTAAACAGATAAGATCATGAAAGCATCTGAAAAAAGACAGTTAGAGTTTGAAAAACTTTTAGAGAGAGTAATTCTTTTAAAAGATAGTGTGTTTGGTGAAAACAACTGGTCAAAGATTTACTTACCTAAAGATGTTGAAGGTTGTAAAACCTATATTCGTTATTGTAAAGAAAATTACAATATTATTGGGTAATGAATAAATCTTTATTCATAAAAAAGTGCAAATCTGTGAGATTGCAAAAAAGAGTTCAGCACACTGGCAGTTTCTCTAATTTGCGATCTTGCGGTTTCGATTATTACGTTTATGTATGCCCTATCAATTTTGAAATATTTAACCCATTTACAGCGAAACACAAAGCAAGACCTTACAAAAGTTTCTTTAGTTCTGTGTCAGCTTATCACGCTAAAGAGCAGGCTTACGAATATATTGTTCAACAAAATGGCACGTTCAGTGACAATGAACATTAAAATACATTGAACAGAATGCAAGTTAAAAAACTATTACAACTCTACGGTGGCACTCAAAAAGAAATGGCAGCCGCTTTGGGTGTTACTCAACCCAGAATATCAGAATACATCACAGGTAAAAAAAACATCTCAGTAAAGCGTTTGCAAACGTGGTGCGATATTCTGAAAATTGATATTAAAGAATTATTTTAGAACGTATTTCCGAAACTCTTTTTTACTCATCAGTAATTCATCATCTTTTACCATATCACGCCAATATTGGAGGTTTTCAGTTTTGTATTCGTCATCGTTTTCCCTTACCATTGGTTCACGCAAAAATATCAGCAGATTAGCCAGATTATTTGCCAAGTTCTTAAATTGCGTTCGGTCTATCTCATTGTAGGCGTATTCCATCGCTTGTGAAAGACGTTCGTAATGTTCACGATAGAATGTATCGGTATAAAGGTGAAAGCAGAAATAAGATAGGTCTTTGTACTCGTTCCCGAAAACTATTTGTTCGCAGTGGTGAATGAATGATGATGGCAAACTCAAAAATTCTACTTCCATTCCTTTTGTAAGGCGGTGGTACTCTTTCAGGTCGTAGTGATCGAGTGGGGAGAATATCATTTGGTAAAGTTAGGAACTTTTCACAAACTTTTTATTCTCAGTCAGAAAAGATGGTTTTCTTTTCCAGTTTTCCATTTTGTCGGCATTATCGCTTACCCATTTATCAAATTCCTTTGGTGGTGACTTAACGAAATTCTTTGATGATTCGGGTGGAAGTTCTAATCCTTGGTTGAGTTCGGAAATAAACTCTTCGTCTGACTTTAGAACGGTTCTGCGGTGGCATTTACATTGCGGATGCCAGGCACTCCATTGAAAATCCTTGGGGTATCTTCCCGCCAAATCATCGCAGAGATCGCGGACAGAATGTTGCGGACTTAAATGAATTTCAACACCAACAACATCAGGATTCTTTGAAATTCTTATCTGCTCACTTTCTCGATATGCCATGTTAATCTCATTCGATGCCATTCTAAGGGCGTTTTTGTGAGCTGACCTATATACACCTTGCCCGGGATGAAAAGTCTTTGCGTTTTGGCTCAACACTAAGTTTCCGTGCTTATCTCTAACCTTGCGAAATAGTGCATCAGGATTGTTTAGATTGCCCTTTATACGCCTTGCAAGTTCCTGCGCTGACATTCCTTCTTTTAGTGCTACATCAATCGCTAATTCGATGTTTTCTCTTGCCTGACCTGCAATGTTCCAAACTCTTTCAGACGTGGTAAATTTGCCTTTTTTACGGGTCTGAAATGCTTCAAATGCAGATTTGTTTTGTGATTGCTTGGCGAGTTCCCGAAGTTTGTTTTCATAGGTATCAAGTGGGATTTTTGATTTAACAGCGTTCAATTTGTCGGTAATAATTCCGTCTATCTTTTTGTTGGCGAAATCCCATTCGTATTCAGAATACACCTTTACGGAATTATTCAGGTTGGTTCGATAAGTCTTAAATGCTTCATCTACCTGCTTTGTGATACGCTGGTAATCTTTGAAACGAAACATCTTATCAGCAACTCTTAACTGAATGACCAACAAAACAATTTCCCTTATCAATTCATCGTAGATACCGTTGATTGATAAGAGATATTTGTTTATCCGTTTGATGTGTTTTTCGTCTGGGGTCATTTATAAGCCTAAAAATTCTTTCAATTCTTTTGCAAACTCGTTTCCTGAATAACCATCATTACCTAAATTTCCTTTCTCTAATCGAAACCTTATTGCTTCTAAATTTGTTTCTTCAGGATCAAATTGACCCTCTAATCCATAGCAAGAACAATGACCTCCATTCACCTCGTAAAGTTTGCCGTTTTCCTCAAATAACACCCATGCATCACCTTCGTAGTTTTCATTACCGTAGGAAGCAAATAAAATATTTTTATTGTCATATTTCGGTAATACGTTTTGCATTTTATTTTTTTTCTCTATCCAATATTCTCTATTAGAAATAGGACACTCGGCTGCTTCAAATTCTTCCTTGCTTATGTAAACATCTTCAAAGTCGGCAATCAACTTGAATTTACCATCTTGCTTCCAATCGTTTAAAAATACTGGTTCTTGCTTTAATATTTCATCTATTGTTTTCATTGTATTTTCACTTTATTGATTCTGTAATTCCCGATAATAATCACCACGTCATCAGGATTCTGCTTCTTTTCCTTTGCCCATTTATTGCGGACTGTACTCTCTGTGAAGTTGTACTTTCGGATTATTCCTGATAAGGTGGTGAAGTATTCGCTTTCGAGTGTGAGTATGTTAAGTATTTGAAACATTTATAATTCTGTTGCTTCTTTGACTAATTGTTTGACACTTTTAATTTATTTCTGTTGCTTCGAGTTGTTTTAAAAGTTCGTCGGCGTAATCAACTGCGGACTTAACTGTTTCCTTTACTTCCGTTCCCCACATTCCATTAGATGCCTTTTCAGTGAAAGAAGCGAGTAATCCCTGCATCGCAATTCCGGCGAAATACTCTCTTTTGGTTAAACCCGCTGTTGGCACATTCCATTCTTTCGGGTCATTCGGTTTATTTGCTCTAAATTCATTGTCTCCAACTTGTTGCATTAAGCATGGATTAATTGGTTTGTCTGCGTTGTTCATAATCTTTGTTTTTATTTCAACAAATATACAAATAAAAACCAATAAAACTACTAATTTTAGTACAAACTTACCGTGCTGGCATACTATTTATATAACATCAGCACTCATTCTCAACTCGCTTTCCTCTTTCAGTTCATCCATCATCTTATCCACATCCTTTATCCCTGCTTTCTCCATCGTCGCTTTCTGACTGAATAACGGCTGATTTCCGTTGATGGTCATTAGCATTTCATAGAACTTAGCATCGTTGTTAATGATATATGGAGTAATCACTGGCTCTACGTTCAAATCTGAATTTCTAAATCCTACGTTCATTAATTGTAGGAATGATTTAACTATTGATGATCTACGTTTTAATGCTGGTACATAAGTTGCCATTTTTTCAGCTACTTTTAAGTGAGGAAGCATAAATAAAAACGCTGCGTTTTCTGTGGCTAACATATTTCCCAATCCTGCCAAGCTTTCAGGGGAAATATTAATCGATTGAGTGAGTTTATAGATGATTTCTTCCAATGCTTCCTGCTCGTCTTTGAGTGATTCGCTGGCATTCGGCGGTTGCACAAATTCCGCGCGCGAGCCATCGCCTTTTAGTTGTAAAACCTTACCGCTTCTGTCTTTACTGAAACTTCCCTCTGCTTCACCCGTCAAAGCTAAGATAGGTGCTGAAAACTTCTTGTTTACCTCTCCTTTGTCACTTGCGATTTCTTCAAGTCTTTCAATCGCTGGCTGGACTGCTGACCATTCTACATTTTCAAACTGATAAAAAACAATAGGGATTTTACCAATAGGATTAACGGTCTGCGATACCACTTCGATACCTCCTTTCACGTCTTTTAAAATGGCTATTTGCTGAGCGGTGTATATTTCATAGTGCTTCACTTTCTCACCACTTTCTCGCTTCTCATATTCACGGAAAAATGCAACCATATCGCCTTGGTCATTGAAGTATGGATATAGTTTATTTTTGTCGGGAGTTAAGATATTACATTTCAGTCTGTAATTTGATTTGAAACCATAGTATTCGTTCGGTTCTTCCGCTACCCACCATAACTCCGCACATTGGGTAAAACGTCCGTTTGCCTTTGCTATCTCCCTATCTGTAAACATTATCTTTTCCTTGTCTAAAATAGCCTGAAAAGCATCGTACATTGATTCATCTTCAAGATTATTGGTGTATTTTACAGGGTTTCCAAATAGGAAAGATACAGCAATAGAAACTATCTCTTTTTGATAAGCCAAAGGAATGCGATTGAGTTTCTGAATACGTTTTGTTTCTCTTACAGTTCCATCTATATCAGTATATTCATCATCAATAATTCGATCAGGGTAACTGTATAAGTCCGTCATTATACGGTGCTTGGATTCATCCCATTCGCTATTGTATTTCTCAATATCGGGAAGCGGAATGCCGTTATCTTTGAGATACGCTATCTTGTCCGCTATGGTTTTTAGGTTGTTAAAATATTCATTCATATTAGTGATGCTATTTTACTTAGGTTGTTTTTAATTGTTGGTTTGATCGGGTAGAAAGTGTTGGCTAAAGCATCAAATAAATCGGGTGATCTGCCAAGTCGTTTTTTAATATCTTCTTTGGCTTCTATTTGTATTTTGCCATCGCTTCTGAATTTCCATTTTATTTCAGTTGCTTCTTCCATGAAAACAGAATTAGGCGGTAACATAGCATTGAATCCATTTTTAGGATTTAACCAATCTCGAACACACCAAAATAAATATGCTCTCATGTTTAGAAATTCGTATTGATCCGTAATATCTTTCAATGGTTTGTCATTTTGAGATGCTCGCTCTGAATACTTACATGAGATAGCACGTTCTTCCTCTCCTAATTCCACCAAACGGGAATAAACACCTGCACCCTCTCCAATAGTATCAATTGAAACAAATGTTTCTTTATGGGATAATAGGTTTTTCAATCTTCCTGCTGATGCCATATGATCCGCTACGCCTGCGGAATTGTAAACATCAAATTTTTCTACATAATCAGTCCACTTGTGGCAATCTACGGTGTTATCCCTACCCATTCCAGCAATATCAGAACCTACAACTCTTTTTCCTGATGGTACAAAACCGTTTTCTTTTGCTTCGAGCCATCGTTTATTTGCGAGTTCCACCCATTGCTCTGGGATAAGATTATCTTCTGAAACTTTAGGAAATTTACCTAATACCTTAATTCGGAATACATCCGTTGGTCTATACCATTGTCCGTCATATTCAAAATCATCTTCTTCGCTTCGTGCTTCATGTTCATGGATTTTGGTACACCAATTTTCTAATTTATCAGCTATCCAATTATGATCTACCTGACCTGGAATAATTTCTCTTTTCGATACTACATTTGGAGCATCCATACTGTTAAGCCTGAATTTAGCCCATCTGTCACCTTTTTGGCTCTTTGCTGCATATCCTACCGTGGTATTCGGGTTAAATACGATAAGTATTCTTGAATTACCCTGTAAGTTACCCTCAATTGCGTTAAATGTATCATCTGATATACCTGATGCCTCTGTAATAGCAAACATAGTATTTACAGCGTGGAAACCTGACCATGCTTCGTGATTATGTTCATCCGCTTTAAACCCAGTCAAAAACCACTCTTCGTAGTCTGTTCTAATATCATAAGCATTTAGCCTACTAATGTCTCCAAAACCACCCATAATCTTTTTAGCTCTATTGTAAAGCCTTGAAATTTCAGGCATCATAATATTTTTAACCTGCCTATCAGTTGGAGCAGTAAGTGCTACTTTTGTATTTGCAATAAGTTCGCCTTTATCATCCCATCTTGGAGTAAGGAACATAAAGCACATTGCAGCAACAGCCGTCACGAAGTCTTTTCCTCTTGCTGTACCACTTGCAACAGAAGTTCTTGGATTCACTTGAACGGAATGTAATATTTTTTCTTGCTCCGCATCCAAATTAACACCCAACGCTTCACGAGCAAATAAACACCAGTCATTGCGCCATTCATCAACTTTCGTTATCCCTTCAACTTCTATATTACTCTGACTTGTCATTTATTGTACTTGATTTTTTTAAGAATGCTCCAAAAGAAATAGCTTCACCTTTTGATGTAACATCTGTTTTATCTGCTAAGCCTAATTTCCGAGCGATAATATTTGCATTATACGTTCCTACGGTTGCTCCTTCAAGTTGTTGAGATTCGATAATTTTTCTCACACGTGTAGTGACTCCCCAAAAATCTTCATAGCCTTTCTCTTTTTCATATCGTGAGAAAGTGTTTTCATCTATATCAGCAAACAAACAGAACGATTCTATACTCATTGGAGTAGTTATAGGTATATCCATAATAGTTCCTGCAAGATCACCGCTTTTAATGGCTTCTTTCTTATTCCATACTCTTTCTTCCATCCATTCAAAATACTTTACAGCTTCATCCCACAATCCTTCCGGCGTGTACTTAAAGTCACGACCATGTTTGTTCCTGAATTGCCAGTAGTTATTATTTTTCGGGGCTGCCATTGCTTACATTGCTATTATATCGTTTCTCATTATTTTTGTTTTATCGTACGTGTGGGTAAGTGTAACTCAATACCTATGAATAGGGCGTTTTACTTTCCATATGAACTTTTACATGTATCAACTCTCATGATATTGTAAATTCAAATACCAATCAATCAATTTCACCACGTCATTAAATTCCCATGCAAAATCTGCATAATATCCCAACTCCCGTAAATTCTTAATAGTTTCTTCCTGCGCTTTCAGATGGGCGTTTTCTAATAATGTTCCATCTTTTTTATACGGTGTTTTTACCTTTAATTCAATGAATAATCCGTGGTAATTTCCCCGGGGAGCAAATATGATTAAGTCAGGAGTTTTAAATCCTCTTTTTTGTATTGCTGCATTCCTTGTTGCTTGTGCTTCCGTAAGCTTCACACTCGCAATAGTGTCAGACATGAAAAGTATTTTTGGATAAGATAATCTCAAATACGTACATACTTGTCGCTGTAATGTAAATTCAGGATGTCGTTTCATATTTGATTTTAACTTAAATACATATACAAATATAAACATATTTTGTTAAATAACAATACTTTATAACATTTTACTTAAAGTAATTTCTACCATTAAAATTTGGCATAAAAAAACCGCTCATTGCTGAACGGCTTGTTTTAAGTTCTCGATGAAGTTTTTGAATTTCTCAAAATCCGATTCCGTGAACTGATTTCCTTTTTCTCTGCTCAACTTATAAGATGCTCCCCGAGTGGAAATTCCTAATACCTGTGCTATCTGTCGGGCGTTGTAATCGAGTGCGGTGATGAGCTGTAAGGTGCGGTCGTGTGGTGTTACTTCCATGCGCTGTACATTATCATTGCATTCGCAAATTTTGGATGCTTATCTTCACTTACTCCTTTATTTCGTAAATCTTGAATTACGGATGGTAATCTATCTTGGTAGTCTTTATATATTTCTTGCCCTCTTTTAGAGGTTTCATTTTTGAAATTACTCATGGATTCAACTTGTTCTGCGAAAGATTGAATTTGTTCTGAAATTGTTTTTTCGGTGTTCATAATAATGGATTTTTATTGTTTAAAATTTATGTTCAAAATATTCAGCGTCTGCCATTCTTTTCTGAAAGTTTTTGTAATCAGCATCAATAACAGCTTGGCTTGATTTTGCAATTTTTTTGAAAACTTTTGCTTTCGGCATTTCTTCAATTTCTACAACTTCAACCAAATGCTTTGCAAACATTTTCATTTTGCCTTTATTATCTTCAGTAATAAAGAAATCGCCTCTTTCACCTGTTACTTTATAAGTGATTTTATTATTAATAATTGCTTGCATGATTTCTAATTTTTTAAATGAGTTGGTTTGTCTCTCATTTTCTATACCCCAAAGATACGTCATTAATATAATACATTCCAAATATTGGAATGAAATAATGATTGAATGTTTCTATTAAGTTTTGAGTTTTGATAGATAAAAAATCCCCCTTTCGGAGGATTAGTACACATCAATTTCAATTTCTTTAAGGTACTCCATTTCACGTTTTTTCTTGCCTATGGTGTATAGTGCGGTTATTTCCCTATTTCTATGTCCTGCTGATAGTGAAGCGTTTTTGTTGGCTTCGTCTAATCGGTCAAGGAAGTAGTGTTTTAGTGCATAAATTGTAATATCTATATTTAGTGGTGTCATTATATTTGTTTTCCACCATTTATAAACGGAATCCCTTAATTTAAAATTCTTGTTTGGTAGGAAATTCTCCCCGAAAAGGTAATCGTCATCTGACTTGCATTTACTCAATTGGTTTTCCCAATATTTAAGCGCATTTGGATAGATTGGGCGTTGCTCATATCGGTACATTCCGCCTTTCAGTAGTAGTATCGTGAACTCCCTTTTCTCCAAATCCACATCTTTTTTTTGCACCTTCAATATTTCGGGCGTTCTACATCCTGACATCAGGAAGCAATGGAAGTAATTAACGAAGTTTGGATAAAATATTTCAATACACTCTGCAAGGTCTGCCATTTCCTGCGGTGTAAATATCTTTTTAACTTCTGTAATGTGCGGTTTCGCCTTTATGCCTGTGCATGGGTTCACTTTTATACATCCCTCATCTACCAATTCAGCAAACAATGGGGAAAGACACTTCTTCATCTTATTGAAGTCGCTGTTTGTTTTCATGGCATCTGTAAAAATACGTTTTATGTGCGGAAGTTCTACATCATATATTTTCAGGTAGTCAAGATTTAGTCGTTTTGCGGAGGTTTTAACCTTGTTTAGGTATGATTCCACCGACTTTCTGTAATCGTTGGAAATAGGTCGGTTTTCTAAAGCCATATCCAATGCTTTAAGGAATGGCAGTTCCCTATGGAATCCTGAAAGTTCCACCATGTATTCCTGCGTGCGTGGGTTGTAATCTCTTTCGTCAAGATACTCACGCATCATGTTTTCCACCACCTTTAATGCTTGCTTTTTTTCTGCGAGCGAAAGGTATGCGGAAATCTTTTTCTTGAATACAAATGGTTTTTGATCCGGCTCATAGAAACGGCACATTACAAACCATTGTAATTTTTTGGAATCCTCCTTTACTGATTTGTGGTCACGAGGTGACAAGATGAAGTCTGAACGCTTGCATCCAAATTTTAAAATTTTCAT